AAGCAGTTAACATTGTATCTACAATCTGCTTTGCTGGTCCGTCTATATCATCTAATGACACGTAATCTGCTAGTTCTCTACCAGCTATACCAGTATCTCGTAGCTGTTTAAGTAAAGAGCCTACAACTAAGTCAGCTGTAACAACTGTTTCAGCAGACCAAGTTTCAAATGTCTCATCGCCTAAAGGTATACTAGCCTTTTGTTTCTCAAATAACTGGTTTAAATATTCTTCAGCAGGCATATCAGCTGCACTTCTGCCTTCTGTAATCTGCCTATAGTTATGAATAGCATCACGCCATACTTCAGCTAAAGCTTTTCTGTTACCTTTTACAGACTCCATTTCAGCTTTAAACTTTTCATCGCTCATCAGACCTCGTAATGTACGTTCAACTACCTCGTCTGTTGTGCCACCCTCTAGAGCTATACGCTCACGTTCTACAGCTGTAGTTACAGAACCAGTAGATCCATCTTCAGATCCCCAATCTGTACGTGTACGTTTTAGCTGATCTCTAGCCTGACCGGGGTCAACCTCAGATACATTAGCACCTTGATGTCTTTGTGCTATGGGTGCATTTTTAGCAGCACGAAAGTTAGTATCTGCTTGACGTATTTGTGCTAGAGCTTGAGTAGTAGTTTGTTGTTCTATACTACTATTTCTGTTTATTATTTGTCTTTGTACAGCTTTTTTACCACCACCTATTAGGTGTGCTGCTCCATCAAATATTAAACCTATACCCATACCTTCGACAATGTTTTTAAACTTCATCATCATAGGATGGTCAGTATCTTTAGTAGTTAGTGGAGTATCCATCCAACCATACTGCTTAGTCAAAGCTCCTAGAGCATTATGACCATCTGATTCTTTAGATATTAAGTCAGAAATACCACCAATAGCCATAGCTCGGGTGACAGTTCCAAGTCCTAACATTTTAGCAGAAGCTGCTCCTAGTAAGGGTATACCAGCTGCGGCTAATCCTTTAGCAGATAGCACGATACCAGCAGCTAAACTACCAAAATGTACTGTACCTCTTAAGAGTTTACCCCACCATGTTTTAGTTATGATAGGGTCATCTTCGTCAACAAATGGGTCCCAGTCTGGTCTATAGTAACCTTGCTGTTCTTTCTCCTCTTGCATCTTACCAGTTACAGCATCGAATGTACGCTCTGCAAAGGTAGTGCTGGAAGAAATAGTATCTTGTATACCACCAGTTAGAATAGACTGACCTTCTTTAGCAAAAGCTTTCAGCCCCCACTTGTCGTTGGTCGTTCTAGGATCTATTAGTTCTTGTTCTCTTTCCTCTTCTTGTTGAACAGCTAGTGCTTGAGCTTCATTAATTTTATCTTGTTTGATAGACTCTTCTTCAAGCTGCTTTTCTATTTCTTCTGAAGAAGTAAATCCCGTAGGATCATATTCTACATTTATTTCTTCCATAGTTATAAGTTTAGGTCAATAGCTTCCTTAGCAGCTGGACCATAAAGTGTGTTTAATCTTAAAAATGGCGGTATTTCATCAATTAGTTGTTCATACTTTTCAATCTGATCTTCCGTAAAATTCATCAGTCTTCTGTATGATGTATCAGCATTACCAAATATATGTTGATTGTTTGCTTTGTGATACAATCTAGCCATAAGTAACTTAGACTGTGCTACTTCATCAAAAGGTTTAGTAAAGTCAATAGCCCCCATATTAGAATTAAACACCTGTTTCAATGCTTGCGGTGTCATATCATATAGACCTATATTAGTGTAGCCAGCTGATACTAGCCCCATGACTTCTTGTATACTATGTTCTGATAAAGGCTTACCTAGTGGTAACTCTGTAACGTAGTTTCCGTCAGGATCTTTAATAGCATTTATACCACCATGCTGTTCTTGATTCTTTGATAAAGCACCTAACATTTCATTATAGTTCTCACTATTAGTTACACCATTATCAGCTGCTATAATAGTTTTAGTAGCGTTGTTGTTATGATTAAGTAATGGACTATCTAATACTTTAACATCAGCATCGAACGTTAGACCCGGTATAGGTTTTATCCTACCAAGTTTAACTAATCTATCATGTGCTAACTTTAGTGGACCTTTGTTTTTATATAGTCTAGCAAGACGAGTCCATGTATGATCTAGTTTATCGACTTTGCCATTAAAATAATTTTCAGCGTTAATTATAGGATCTTCTTCTCCTTCTAGTAATTCGTTAGAATTTAAAGCAGCTTTTATGTCATCGTTATATAAGTCGACTAATTTAGCAGTTTTTAAAAGTTTACTATCTTCAATTATATCACTAAACACATCATCAAACTCAGCATTATTCATAGCTTCGATAGTTTTCTTTTGTGCAAATTCTAGTGCATCATCCCTACTACCACTTAACTCAAATCTTTTTTTATATTCTTTTTTAAAGTACTCACCAGCTTGATCGTAAATACTATCAACCGTCTGAGCTCTCCATGCTGGATCGTTTGAAAATTTATTTTTATTGAGTAGATTAGCTCTCTCTGTAGATAATTGTGTAAATAACTTCGACTTAAGTTGAAACTCAGGTCTGTCAAACTCAGACACATCGCCTTTAGCTAATAATTGTTCTGCTTTTGTTCTAAGATCTTCATTACTAAATGTAGTTAGTACATCTCTTGGAACTTCTTGACCGTTATTTAGCCTAAGTTCTATATCTTGTAATCTTTTTATTTCTGAGTCTCTGTTATTCTTTTCGTTCTGTTCAATAAAAGCATTGGCTATTCTGTTAGCATTAGCTGGTTGTATCTCAGAGTAACTAGATAATTTACCAGTACCAGCATGCTGCTTGGCTACAAACTTATCATGATGTAATAAGTACTCTATATCCTGTTCATCGAACTGATCTATATTCTTGACAATCATATCAGCCCACATCTTGTTAGCCTCTCTAATTGGATTAGGATGACCTTGAGCTTGAAGTATTGCTGTTTTATTTGCTATAAACCCAGACTTATCGTAGACACTGCTGATGGTAGCCGAGTTAACGTTTGGATTATTAAATGCTTCAGCTGATACTTTAATAGCATTAATGTAGTTTTGAGTAGCTGTGTTAGAACGTAAACTATTAACTGCACTATTTTCTACATCAAAATTTTGAGTGTCCCATGATTTTGACGTATTATCAAAGCTAGGCATAAAGTGTGTAATAACTTGATGCTCAGTCATTCTAGGATTAGCTTTAGCAAACATAGCTACAAAGTTAGCCCCTGCAATTTTCATCCACTCTTGCTTTTCTGAGAATGTTAAGTCTTCATATAACTTATTGTTATAGGTCAAAGTACCTCTAGCTATCTCTAAGTACTTCGGCCAGTAAGTTTGCATGCTTTTTGCTGCATGCCTACCATTTAAAAACTCATTAGATGTTATAGATTTTTTAAAATCAAGCAGTTGGTTTCCTGATACAACTTGACCTGTAGTATCTTCACCTGTTGTCTCAATAGTTGCTATCTCTATATCTTCATCGTTTTTTAGATCACCTTCTACTTCTTGAAGATTCTTTTCAACAGTAGCATACTGACCACGCTTTGTAGGATCATTGAAGATAGCTGCTAGCTCGTCAAAAGCTTTTCTATCTTCTGCATACTCCTGACGTTTATCTAATAAAGCTTTACCAGTTCTAGTAAAAGCTAAAAGATTTTGTAAATTTTTAGAAGTTCTACCGACTGTAGCATTATAGTCAGCAATTTGAGCTGCAAAAAACTGTTCTCTATCCTTAATGTTTTTGTCAATCTGTTCATTGACTGCTTTAGTTAGATCAGGTTCTGTTTGTTCATAATCTAACTGTTCGTTAGTAAAGGGAGCAGCTTCCTGTCTCCCTAGATATTCAAAATAAGATTGTGTCATGCGTTAAATCCTCCTGTTGCATAGTCAACAAATGGGTCTCCTCCTAGTATACCACCACCAACTGTGGTTGGTGCTAGAAGTGCATCAGTAAGAGAGTCTGAAGCCATACCTATACTTTTTAAACCTTCTACTGCTTGTAGACCGTCAAAAGCTGTTTCAGCACTTTTACTAAACATTTTACTTACATCACCAACTCCGCTTACAATACCTACAATAGTACTTGCTATATCTAATGCACCGCTGAGTCTATCAGATGGAGGCATCAATACTGGAGCACCATACTCTGGTCGTATACCGAGTGATTGTCTTGTTTGTGCTTCAACAGTCTCGCTCGATAGCGTCTCTGCATCTGTACTCCAAACTCTTTCTGTACAGCATTATCTAGCTGTCCTCTGGCTCTTGTTAAAGCAACTAATCCTTTTCTTTTAGCTCGTCTATCTCGACCACCTTCGTCAACTGAGCCTTTTGTTTGTTGATATTTTATAAAGCCTGCTTGGTAAGCCTTCCTAGCTTGACCCTGTACATACAAGGCTCGCTGGTAGTCATTACTTACAGCTCGGCTATAACCTGTGGCAGCACGTTGCATACCACGAACAGCAGACGTTTCTCTGTTCCAAAATTTTAGGGATTCTGAACGATACTTAGCATCCTTCTCCATCCATCTTTGTCTGGCAGCTTGTCTTCGAGCTGCATTAGCATCTACGCACACGGCAAAATTCTATAAAATCTAATTGATATGGTCCATTCTTAACTTTACGTAAGAACTTAAAACCTAAAAACTTTAACAGTTTTAAATGCACTGTATTTCTACAGTCTACTATGTTCCACAATAGAGGTTCTTCACGGCTATCGACATACCGCTTGGCTTCTCTTGCAAATGTGATGGGATAACGATGAATCTCTGGAGTGCATAACATCCAGATAGATCCACCGTCTCCTACTCCGGCTAGTCCGGCAGTCTTGCCGTCAGGGACTGTGAAATACACAGCAGAGCCTTCTTTAGCGACCATAGGTAGAAACACCCTCGGATCTAATCCGTGGCCTTCTGTGACCTCTCTGTAGTCTTCTAAGCGTAGGTTAGAGGCTACCTCTGTGGCAGCCTCGATTGTAATTGGGTGTATGTAATTAGGCACGTTTGTAAAATAATGGTGAATAGTCTCCCTCCCATGCCATTGCTCTTAGGGTAGCTGGAGCTGGGTGACTTGATTTAAGTGTAATATCTACGTTTTTATTCTTTTCGTAAACAGGTATAGTTTTTATAAACTCTTCTAAGTAAGGTGCATCTGAGGCATCATACTCATCTAGCAATGATGATTCATAGACCTCTGTATAATCAGATTTACCTACACGTGTTAGTGTTGTTTCATAAAGACCTATCTTACCAAAGTGTAGTTTAAGTCTGTGTAAAATAAGTGATGAGTTAACATCCGCAAAAGATTTTTCTCCAGAGATTTTTTTAGGATAAATTCTAGGAAACTTAACTAGATACTCGTATAAATAACCTATAGTAAACGAACCTGTAGACCAGTCTCCGGGAACTGTAAAGTCATCCCCATTAATTACAGTAGGTAAAGCATACCTTGCTAATCGAGTTGAGTTAGTATTTAAGTCAATGATAGCTAGACTATAATTAGGTGAAGTGACTTGATCTATCCAGTCTGATTGGTTAGTAAATGTTGTCAAGTTTGTACTTGCATTATATACACCACCAGTTACAGTAGTATGATTATCTAGATGTATCTGATAAAGAATGTCATCCTGTGTAATAGTAGGATCAGTGTCAGACTGTACAAGTTTTATACTTTGTAAGAAGTTATCTGTATCTAAAAAGAAATATTCGTCATTTATAATAAAATGATACAGTAATGGGTTGTTTAATTTCCATTTAAACCATGCTTGTTGCTGCCTTTTATCACCTATAGCTAAGTATTTATAACCAAATACTGTGTCAGAGTTAGTTTTACCTATCAATATAAGAGAGTTTTCTCGTGAGTTAGTAAATAAATCTAAATCTTTTGGTAGTAATGTAGGTACTAGCTTGCTAATTTCTACAACATCAGGCTCTCCTTCTCTAGATGTGTTAGCCATTTCATTCAATCGACTAAATTTACCAGAGTTATCAAGGTAAGATATGGTAGTACCTAGTGATATAGGAGGTATATCTTTATTATAGTTAAATGTAGATACACTACGTAGCTTGGCTGTATCTGGATTCAGTACTGTATCGTCTGTAGATAGTAAAAATTGTTGGTTTGTACTAAATACTAACAGTCCGGCATTGATTTCTATTCCATCAAATATATCAGACGGAAACATAGAGGCGGCAGATATGTCTATAGGGTCGCTAGCAGATACAGTAAGAGCTGATTCTATAAAGAAATCAGGTGTACCTAATGTACCCGGTCTAGATAATATGACGTTTTCGCCTGCTAATAATGCTAATCTGTTACGGAAAAACAATACTTTATTAATACGTTTACCGACAAATGTAGGTAATGGGTTAGTATTATCATCACCAACTCGTCTATCCTGATACGTAAACTGTTTTACAGTAAATGTAGTTGTAGCTGTACGCTGTATAACTAACGGCATGTTTGTTAAAGTTTTAGCTATACTCGGTTTCGCACATTCACTCCACGAGCCTGCACCATCTAAATTATTTTCTCCAGTAAATCTAAGGTAGTAATCATCTTCATCTGACATTCTAGCATTTTGTACTTTAACTATATACCCATGTCTACACTGATTAGGTAAAAGTGTAACGTCATTAACTGACTTTTGAAAGACTCTCATTAAGTCTTCTTCTGCTACTTCTACGTTAAACGGTGAGCTACTAGATAGATATATTCCCGGTCCTATAACCTTGGCAGTAACACCAGAAGGTAACTCAGCTACCATACCAGCTAATATAGTATCAGCTGTAACTGCTGTATCAGCATCAAAAGGTGTAGGTGAGGGTCGTACTAAGCCATCACCATTACTAGAAAGTGTTGCTTTAAGAGTTGTTGTTTCTATTTCTGTTACAGTAACATCTAGATATGCTTGACTATTACCAGCAGCAGCGTCGTCGGCAGCTTCTGGTATGACTCGTACTACGTCACCTACTTCCCATCCTTCACCACCATGTAATAATACAACTTCTAGATTATAACTACATCTATAGTTACTACCACCCGGTCCGTTACTGCTAGCACTATAGTTAGGGCTAACACCTTGCTGACCTAGAGCTGTAGCACGAAAGACTAGGTTATCTTTACCTGTTGTAAGAGTAGTACCACTACTATTCTTAACATGAGTTATATTTTCTGTAGCTCCGTAACTACCTTTAGCTGTAACTGCAAATACCTCTGTACCTATACCGGGGCAGTGACCTGTACCGTCTGCTTCGCTATAAGAGTTGCCTGTAATTTTAATTTTAGTTGCACGTTTGAGCGTAGTTAAATTACCTGTAGATGAAGAGTCATATATATTTAATCCGTATTGACGTCCGTTTTCTGTTCGTAAAAGTTCGATCATAGCACAGTGTGCTTCTGGTCTATCATCTGTAGTTCCTGTAGAACCTATTAAAGTATTAGCATTAGAACTATCACGACTGCTAACAAAGGTAGTGTCGTTGATAGTAAGGAACTGTAGATTTTCTGGTTCACTTGTTGCAAGATAATTTTGTATAGCTGTTTGACCACCAGTACCGTAAGCTGTAGTCATCTGTTGCCCATCACTACAACGCCATACTCTGACTTGACCATCAGCTGCTACTTGACCTACGTAAGATCCTTCTGTCTCATCACGAAAATAATGAAACCAAGAACCACCACTCTGTACATTAGGGAGAGGTGTGGTTCCTATACGTTTTGCACCCGGTCTTTTATATAGTCCAAGTGTAATATCAGGTATTGCATTTACAATATCCGTTAGCTGTCCTTGGAATTTTAAGTGATCTGGTTGTTCTGAAATGCCCGAGACAAAGCTAGGGATAGTTTGTGTAATGCCTGCCATTATCTTCTAAGGTTTCTCCATGGTTGATATGTTTGGTACGAAGTCTCATCTTCAAATCCCATCATGCTGTGATTACCTTGATTACATTCATACTCCATAACGGATGCACGACTTAATGCTTCTGACTGTGCCAGTAATTGTACAAGTTGTGGGTTAGCTACCAGTTGTGTAGCTGCTTGTCTAGATGCTCTGTAAGTTATGTGTCTTTTAAATACAGGAGGTAGATCTTCATAGTTATATAATCTAATAACATCTAACTCGATAGAGTCAGCCATGTCAGTAAAGACATCTGTATGTGTTATCTTGTCATATAAGAATCCGCCACGTCTAACAAAATTATAATGTCTTCTGCTCCAGTTGTCTGGTAAATCTATCTTAACTATGTCGTTAGATATAGCTATCTTGTTTGTAACAGAATCTTTGTTAAATGTTACATGACGTTCTCTGTTGAAGTGCCAGCCTTCCGCCTGTGTGTCAACATTTGCATCACGTAGTAGATTATATATGAATTGTATTTCTGGGTTAGCGTTAGCTATAGCCCCAGTAGATGGATCTTTTAATTGTGTTATTGGTGCTTGTCCGATAGCTCCCAGTATAGAGTTCACTGCGGATAGTTCGGTATCGGTGTCAATAGTTGTGGTAGCCATAAGAAAAAAGGGGAGCCGAAGCCCCCGTATAAAAATAAAAATTAACCAAATGCTGTTGGTGCTGTGTTTGTACCAGCGTACAATTCTACAGCAGCAGCTGGGTTTAAGAAGTCTGCACCCATAGCAAGTCTTCCGAGGATTACATCACCTTGGTAAACCACTGAGATGTCTCCACTTGTTACTTGAACTTGTGGTCCGATTGCTTCTACAACTCCGGCAGCTTCCTTCTGGAAGATAAGTCCACAAGAGTTGTTGAACTTAGCTTGCTGTCCGTAGTCATTAACGGTTTGGTTATGGTCGTCACCCATTGCTTCGCCTACGAAGTCTCCAGTTCTACCGGGGTCTGTTACACCGGGAGTTGTGCCGTCAGTAGCACCGTACTTAGTACCGAATCTACCAAAGAATGGTATGTTCATTGACTTGAAGATCTTGATTCCAGCGATTTCAACGATGCCATTACCTGTTTGTAATGCGTCACCTGTCTCGTCTCTGTTGATAAGACCGTTAGAACCTGTCTCTTGGATAAGTTCGTAGTACTGTCTTGGGTTAAGTACACCCACTCTACCTTCACCAGAAACTCCTTTCTCATCTAGTGCAGCAGCTGCATCGTAGAAAGCGTTGATTAGTGAAGTAGCTGTGTAAGCTTGGTCAGCGTTAGTGCCTGCTGCACCAACTTTGATCTGAGTTCCACCGGGCTCTACAAAGTTAGACTTTGTGATTGGGCTAGCTTTTCTAGCTGCCTTAGTGATAGCTCTGAAGATCTTTCTGTCGTACTTCTCAGCAAGAGCGTATCCAATCTTCTTGGATATTTCACCACGTAGGTCGTAGTGTGCTAGTGTCTCGTCTAGCTCATAGACAAATGCGGAACTGATTAATAGGTCATCGCATGTAATTGTCTTTTCAGCTACTGGAGGTGCTCCATCGGAGTTACCTAGTATGC